CTAGAATAAAGTGAAGCTTATAATCGAGAACTGGAATAAATTTCTTAATGAAAACAAACAGGGCATGTCTTTCACTTCTGAGCAGGCTGGTAAAGTATTACAGATAATGCAAAAGCATATGGCTAAGATTAAAGATAGGCATCCAGATTATTATGATAGTCTAAAAAGTTTTGAATACTCACTTGAATCTATAGTAAATGATGATAACTTAGATGAAGAAACTATCTATAATACTCTAGTAACTATTAAAAACATGTCTAACAATGAGAGGCTTAATCTTGAAAAGGATGATAAAAGATTTCTTGATAGTTTGCCTGATCCAGTGATGTCACAAGCACTAATTGATACAGAGAAGCAAAGAAAAGAAAAATCAGACGCAACGCTAGCTGGTATCTTTGGTGATATCGAATCAAAATTAAAAGGGACTTGAGTGAAAGAAAAGATTCTAGCATTCTGCTTGAAACATTGGAAGGAGATTGGACTTGTCCTTCTCCTTCTTGTCGTATTTGGTAAGTCGCAGTATGATGTGCGCAACATTATCAAAGCACACGAGATTGCAGAGCAGTCCTTAAAAGACCAGATAAGCACACTACAATCCCTCCACACCGAAGAGTTGCGCTTACGCGACGAAGCTCTTGAGCGCTACCGCATAGAGATAGAAGAGTTGGAGTTGGAATACGAAGCACGACAAGCCGAGATAAAGGACTTAACGAGAGCAGAAAAAGAAGTTATAATAAAAGAGTTCAAACAAGACAAGGCTCTGATTATACAGCGCTTTGAAGAGACCTACGGATTAAGATATGTTGAATAGCCTAATGTTGCTTGCTTTACTCTCGACTGCAAGCGCTGAAGACTTTACGGTCGTTGCTGAAGATCAGCCCGCACCATTTGAGGGCGTTTTGCTTAGCGTACCTGCCGCCGCAGAAATATTGGCCAAGCACGAGGAAGTACAAATGAAGTGCGAACTTGAGATTGAGTTTCAACTTGACAAGGCGGGAACCCAATGCAAACTTGACAAAGAACTGCTTGAAGCACGCATAGTCACGCTAGACCAGCAACACGCTGAGATCGTGGCGTCAAAAGACCTTGTGATCGAAAAGCAACAAGCAATCATCAAGAAGCAAGCACCACACCGCAAATGGCTTTGGTTCGCGGGGGGCGTTGTCCTTGGCGGCGCTACTTACTATGGCATCCAGCAGGCGGCTAAATGAGCAAAGACCCAGACTACATTGTCAAAGTAGAGCAAGCCATCGCCAAGAAGTATGGCGAAGAAGCAATCCAAAACCCCAAAGCAGAATGGGACGAGAACAAAGAAAAAGTTTATCTGGAACAGATGCGCGAACTCTACAAGAAACAAAAGAAAAACGACGAAGCCAACGATAAAGTAGAAGTAAATGGGATAAAGGTTTCAAGAAAACTACTTAATAGAGAATCCAAGACAGGATGTCCTGTTTGTGGTGCCTTCTCGCATTCTACCCGTGATGACGTATCGCTCGTAAAGTTTGACTGCTGTTACAAGTGTTATATCAAGTGGGTCGAGGGAAGAGAAGAAAGATGGCAACAAGGATGGCGACCAAATGAAGGCTGAAGAGTTAAGAGAACTAATCAGAGAAGTTTTAAGAGAAGAAGAGCAGCAAGGACTACAAAGAGATACAGAAGAGATTTTCGATGACGTAGTCGATGGGCTTTCTAACTTGAAAGACAGACAAGATGGAAGAGAGATACTGCTTGGTATTTTAGATTCCATAAACAATATGAATGAAGGCCAACATATGATGGGCGGGATAGAAGATGACGGGCACGAAGTCCATATGGCACTATCAGACTTACATAAGCTTGAAAAGTATGCCCCCCAGGTAGCTGACTTGGCTTCTCAATATTCTGACCTACCCGGATGGGTTCAATCAAAGATTACTCTAGCTGCTGACTACTTAGGGAAAGTCTACCACTATTTAGATGGCAAGCAACATAAAGGAATGGAATAATGGCAACAGTTTATGAAATCGTACAGGCTTTATCACAAGCCGCAGCAAATGCTTACGACGGAGCGCATGACGCAGATGGTAAAGCAATCAAGGTCGGTCTTCAACGTGAGGAGGGCAGACCACTAATTGATAAGCGTGTTATGGATGGATTTAATGTCAGATTCCATGGAAACATTATGCGACTTACTTACATGTCAGAAGTAACATTGAAGGAAGTATATTCCAGTGGGTTTGAATCAGGCATAGAACAAAACATGGCAGATATTGTAAAGTTTTTAAAAAAAGAAGCCCGCAAAGTTGGCGGTGGCTCAATATCTTTGTCGCCTGAAGGTGAAATAGATGTCCGCGTCGAAAACTCTTCAAGAGTTCGTTCTTGGGTAACAGCCGTTATGGATTACAAAATTGGCGGTATGGAAGAAGTATCAGTTGTAGGCGAGGCTGTAGAAGACAAGCTAGCTGCTGGATGGGAAGCATTTATGTCACAGGGTGGTTATGGAACTCGACCACCCAACGATAAGAGACCAGCAAACTCTGGCAAGAAAGAATAAAGAAAAATGAATGCCAAGATTAACGAAACAGCAAATACTTAAAGAAGTCGTTAAGTGTGGTAAAGATCCTTCTTACTTCCTAAAAAACTATGCCCGCATCTCTCACCCGATGCACGGGCTTATGTTGTTTAAGACATATGATTATCAAGATATCCTATTGGACGATTTTAATGATTACCGTTTTAACATTATCAACAAGGGTCGTCAGTTAGGTATCTCAACGATCACGGCTGGCTACATCGTGTGGCTGATGTTATTTCACCGTGACAAGGCTATTCTTGTTATGGCAACCAAGTTCGACACCGCAGGTAACTTGGTTCGCAAAGTCAAGAACATCATGAAGAACCTTCCTGACTGGATCAGGATCGCAAACATTACAACCGACAACCGCACGTCCTTTGAGTTGTCCAACGGTTCTACAATCAAAGCAGCTTCTACCTCCGGTGATGCCGGTCGTTCTGAGGCACTGTCGCTACTTGTTCTTGATGAGGCTGCTCACATTGAGGGTCTAGAAGAGCTTTGGACAGGACTATACCCAACGCTATCAACTGGTGGTCGTTGTATCGCAATCTCGACACCAAACGGCGTGGGCAACTGGTTCCACAAAACTTGTGTAGGTGCCGAGAGTAATGAAAATAATTTTAAGCTCACAACGCTTATGTGGGACGTACACCCAGACAGAGACGAAGAGTGGTTTAAAAAAGAAACCAGAAATATGTCAAGACGACAGATTGCACAGGAGTTGGAATGTAACTTCAATACGTCTGGCGAAACTGTTATAGACCCATCAGGTATTGATTGGATGATGTCGTTAGTGCGAGAGCCAAAGCACAGAACCGGATTCGATAGAAACTTTTGGATTTGGGAAGAGTACGACCCAACTTGTAACTATCTTCTTGCAGCCGATGTGGCAAGAGGCGACGGCGCTGATAGCTCTACGTTTCATATTCTAAAACTTGAAACGATGGAAATCATTGGAGAATACCAAGGTAAGCCAACACCTGATCTATATGCCAACATGCTTAATCAGGTCGGACGAGAGTTTGGTAACGCCATGATGGTTGTAGAAAATAATTCTATTGGCTACACTGTGATCGACAAACTTATAGAGTATGGCTATCCTAATTTATACTATTCGATTAAATCGACACACGAGTATATTGACCAGCACTTGGGCGAACATCGCAACGGAGCAATCGCTGGATTCTCCACTACAACAAAGACCAGACCTCTGATTGTGGCCAAGTTAGAAGAGTTTATAAGAAACAAACTAATTAAGACGTATTCTTCACGTTTAGCAAATGAATTTAGAACATTTATTTGGAACAATGGGAAGCCACAAGCGATGCGAGGGTATAATGATGATTTAGTAATGGCTCTTGCAATTTGTTGTTGGGTCCGAGACACAGCAATACAATCAAGTTCCCGAGATCTAAATTATCAAAAAGCTTTTGTTGATGCCATCATGACTTCCAGAACAACCTTAAATACTCAGATAAAGGGACAAATTGGCTACACAGGTGAAGACAATACTAGTAAAATGAACGAAGCAAAAAATCTATACTCCCAATATATGTGGATAATTAAGTGAGAAAATAAATGGCACCACAAAATCCAAAACAAGGCAAAAACCCCGCAAATAGAGACTCGCAATTATTCCGGTCACTTACCCGGTTATTCTCTGGTCCTATTATCAGCTATCGATCTGAGTCAGGTCGAAAGATCCGCAGGCAACATCTTGATAAATACTCTACCAGATTTAAATCAGCGTCAGGTCAACAATTCAAAAAGCAGTCGTACAACCCACTAGATACAATTGCAGCAAATGCAATTGGCAACCAACGTAGGTCAGAGCGCTACATAGACTTTGACCAGATGGAATACATGCCCGAGTTGGCTTCTGCTCTTGACATTTATGCAGATGAGATGACTACATTCTCTGCCCTGTCCCCAATGCTTAATATTAGGTGTCGCAATGATGAAATCAAAGCAGTTCTAAATATTTTATATCATAATGTGATGAATATAGAACACAACCTTTTCGGTTGGTGCCGTACAATGTGTAAGTATGGCGACTTCATTCTTTACCTTGATATTGACGATGAAGTCGGTGTTCAATCTACGATCGCGCTTCCTCTGCAAGAAGTTGAAAGATTGGAAGGTCTTGATGCTACGAACCCAAACTATGTTCAATATCAGTGGAACTCTGCTGGAATGACATTTGAAAACTGGCAGGTTGCTCACTTTCGCATACTCGGTAATGATAAATACTCTCCATACGGAACGTCTGTTCTAGAACCAGCCCGTCGTATATGGCGACAGCTTACTCTAATGGAAGACGCAATGATGGCCTATCGAATTGTTCGTTCGTCCGAGAGGAAAGTATTCAAGATTGATGTTGGCGCTATTCCGCCACAAGAAGTCGAACAATACATGCAAAAGATTGTTACCCAGTTAAAGCGTCACACAATTGTAGATAAAGACACCGGACGTATCGATCTACGCTACAACCCACTCTCTATTGAAGAGGACTACTACATTCCTGTGCGCGCCGGCTCTGTGACTGATATCCAGAATCTTGGCGCAGGTCAGAATACAACAGCGATTGACGACATCAAGTATCTTCGCGACAAGTTGTTCTCAGCAATCAAGATTCCACAAACCTATTTGACCATGGGCGAAGGCGCACAGGAAGATAAGACTACCCTTGCTACTAAGGACATACGATTTGCTCGTACCATCCAGCGTCTACAGCGCTCAGTCCTACACGAGCTAGAAAAGATCGGGATCATCCATCTTTATACTCTCGGCTACAGAGGAGAGGATCTACTAAACTTTAAGCTCTCTCTCAACAATCCAAGCAAGATTGCTGAGCTACAAGAACTTGAGCACTGGAAGACCAAGTTTGATATTGCTGCATCTGCAACCGAAGGCTACTTCTCACGCCGCTGGGTTGCTGATAATATCTTTGGCATGTCTCACGAAGAGTTCCTACGCAACCAGCGTGAAATGTTCTACGACCGTAAGCATGATACAGCACTTGAAGGTGTTGCCGAAGCCGCTGCTGCCGGTGGTGGTGAGGCTGGTGGTGGTGGACTTGACCTTGGTGCCGGTGATGATGCAGGCGCTGCGCTCGACCTTGGCGCAGAAGACCAACCAGCAGCCGACGCAGGAGGCGAAACACCCCCAGCAGACGCACCCGCTGACGACGCAGGCACACTACTAGCGGAGCCACCGGGCTCACGCCGCTCGCCGCGACTAGCCCAGTCTCTTGGTAAACGCCCGAGGACTGGACCAAAATATACCACGGACAGAGCCAAAGGAAAAATTCACCAAAGGGTCGCGGTAGACGGACGCGAGAGCAGAGGACCCCGCTCTAGAAATTATGCTCGCATCGCGACTCCCGAAATGAACACCTATCGGTCAAACAACCACGGTGCGTCAGAACTAAGATCACTCGCTAGGGGCATTTATGAAGAGCAAGACCCTAATTACTTGCGAGACCAAGAGGAAGAGGTAGCTCTTCTT